TCATGTACATTCCCGCTAGGCATAAAAGACTCGCTATCAATAGATTTAAAACTTGATAGGAAGTCCCTAACTGTTTTCTCATCGTAATCTACCTCCAGTTTGTAGAAAATGAGCGTCATCTGACGAACATAATCTACAGCGAGAGAATCACCTCCCAACGCAAGCCTGATGGGACGCCCGAGAAAAGTCGGGAGACCATCACGACCGGTACTAAAATCCGGTGGTGAGATCCACTCCTTTTGAGAGTGGAAGCCATCAAGTGCCTTACCCAAAGTGGGTAAAACCGTCGTTAAAAAGGCAAGCCCCTCATTCTCTAGTCTTCTCGTGAAAGTAATTAAATCGCTTTCATCAAGAAGATTCGAGTAGCGCTGGTTAGATGCTAGGTTCACCCATAAAGAGTGAAGGCTTTTCAGGCCACCTACTAACATGTAGACAACCTCCGAAAGAGCATACCATATGCATCCTCCAGGACAACACATCACTAGTCTCCCACCGCACAGTGAAAGGTAAGTCGCTTTTAATCCATCATACCCTAATAAAAGGGTAGAGGAAGGACTAAGTTTCGCTGTTCAACAGCGCCGTGATATTCGCACCAGCACCGCCCTCGATCAGAAAATCGATAAGGCGATAGCAGGCTTGAAGTTTCTCGGTCGCTGAAAAAGCAGTGGCATTGGGATCAACGGCTACAAGGTAGACGCTGAAAACTTTGAGAGCACCCGTGATCGAATCGGCCTTTGTATGGTCGTATCGAGCAAGGTGTCTCTTTTCCAATTGGGATCCAATCTCATGAGAGATCGTCAACTTGATTTCCGCGGGGCTTGTTAACCCAGCGATCGAGTAGACGCTTTTTGATTCGTCATTAAACCTCTGAGCAAAAACTTGGAGGTTTGTGTCGACATCAGTAGGTGAATCCTGAGACAAGGAAAGTGAAGTTCCAAAGGACATATGGAGCTCCTCCCCGATAAGGGGTTGAATTGCCACTAAAAGTGGCGGTTAAACCTTTTACAAGGTGGTTTTATCCTATCCACCGACTAGGTGATAGGACAACAGCCAAGGAGGCCAAGTTGACCAACTGGCTACCCGAAGGACGTCGCCAACCAAGATTAAAGACGATATCGTCGTTAGGATTGATTGGTATGCGGTGAAAGAAATCACTACGCGACGCCCACGGTGGGCATTCAACCTCAGGTGAACTGATAGGAGAATTCCTATCAAGAGTTAACTGAGAGTGAACGGTCAGCGTCTCTTTGTACTGAAGAAAAGAATCAGTACATAAAATCGGCAACCTCAAAGTATCAAATTTGAACTGGTCCAAGAAACCTCCGATACCGAAAAACCAATCGATAACGAAGGTAAAAGGGATTGCGTCCCAAATGATACGCGGGTTGAGCTCAACACCAAGAGTGTCTAAAAAAC